TTCATTGAGGGTGATCATCATCGTATCATGGCGGATGCTTTCAACAGGATCGCTGATGGCGAGTTGAAGAGATTGATCATCAACATGCCTCCTCGTCACACCAAATCGGAATTTGCGTCTCATCTGTTCCCTGCCTGGTATCTTGGGAGATATCCAGACAAGAAAGTTATCCAGACTGCTCACACCGCCGAACTAGCTGTCGGCTTTGGTCGTAAGGTTCGTAATCTTGTGGGTGTCAGTGATTACCAGAACATATTTCCGAATATTGCCTTGAGTGCGGACTCCAAGGCAGCGGGTCGTTGGAACACGAGTCAAGGTGGCGACTACTTTGCTATTGGTGTTGGTGGTGCGGTAACTGGTAAGGGTGCGGACATCCTCATTGTTGACGACCCCCATTCAGAGCAGGAAGCTGCCCAGAACGATCCATCTGTTTACGACAAGGCATATGAATGGTATACCTCAGGTCCAAGACAGAGGCTACAGCCTGGTGGCGCTATATGTTTGGTTATGACGCGCTGGTCGAAAAAAGATCTTACGGGCATGATCATGCGGGCATCAATAGAAAGGGGTGGCTCAGACGAGTGGGAGATCATTGAACTGCCAGCCATACTCCCTAGCGGCAAATCACTTTGGCCTGGATTCTGGCCGATTGAGCAGCTTGAATCTCTCAAGGCAGAATTGCCTATCGGGAAATGGACTGCCCAGTATCAGCAGGACCCCAGTTCCGAAGAAGGCGCGATCATCAAACGGGAATGGTGGAATAAATGGGAAAAGAAAGATCCGCCGGATTGTGATTTTGTGATCCAATCATGGGACACCGCATTTCTCGCCAAAGAAACTGCCGACTATAGTGCTTGCACAACGTGGGGCGTCTTCTATGATGAAGACAAAAGAGCAAATATTATTTTGTTGGATGCGATACAGGAACGTCTGGAATTTCCTAACTTGAAGGCTCGTGCTTATGAGTTGTACAAAGAATATGAGCCGGATGCTTTTATCATTGAAGCCAAGGCAGCAGGCAGTCCCTTGATCTTTGAGTTGCGTAGGATCGGTATCCCGGTTTCGGAGTACAGTCCTGGGCGCGGCAAAGATAAGATTGCCAGGGTCAACGCTATATCCGATCTTTTCCACAGCAGTCATGTGTGGGCACCCCCAAAGAGATGGGCCGAAGAAGTTATTGAGCAGTTTGCCGCATTTCCTACAGGGGATCACGATGACTTGGTTGACTCATCTACTCAAGCGTTGCTAAGGTTTAGGCAGGGTGGTTTCATCAACATGGAGACCGATGACCCGTGGGACGATCTGTTGCCGAATCGTAAGGCGAATTACTATTAGGAACATGCGACATAATCTGGAGCTAGTTTATGCCTATAGATAAATCCCTGGACGGCTTGTTTAGTCAGGATGATTTCGATATGGGTCCTGAAGGACTCATGGTTATCGAAGAAGAGGGGGAGATACCAGGGGATTCGATAGTCACGGAACTTGAGGATGGTGGCGTAGAAATTGATTTTGATCCGATGGCAGATATCGGTAGCGTGGAGACGGAGTTCTCCTCTAATCTGGCAGAGGTTGTAGATGACAAGGAATTGCGAACTATTGCTACTGATCTGATCGCTAAGTTCAATGCAGACAAAAGCAGTAGAGGCGATTGGGAGGAGACGTACAAGGAAGGGCTCGACAATCTAGGTCTGGAAATCGAAGATCGCACTACGCCATGGGCTGGAGCCTGTGGCGTTTTTCATCCCATGTTGTCTGAGGCGGTCGTGCGTTTCCAGAGTCAGACGATTCAGGAGATCATGCCAGCCAAGGGTCCGGTCAAAACCCAAATATGGGGGCTTTCCACCAAAGAACGCGAAGATCAGGCTAAACGTGTTCAGGATTATATGAACTATCAGCTTATCGAAGTGATGACCGAATATCGGGCTGAAACGGAGAAGCTGTTGTTTAGCCTGCCGCTCGCCGGATCGGCGTTCCGCAAAATCTATTTTGATCCTTCGCTGGGCAGACCAACTTCGATGTTCGTGCCTGCCGAAGATTTTGTCGTGTCATACAATGAAGCGGATCTGGATCAGGCAGAACGTTATACCCATGTGATGAACCGAAGCACGAATCAGATAAAAAAGCTTCAGGTCAGTGGTTTCTACAAAGATGTGGAGCTTTCTTCGTCATTTATCGAAGACAATCCAATCACCGATAAGTATCGGGACATTGGTGGGGTCAAGCCGTCATATGATAAAGATGATAGGCACCAGCTTCTTGAGATGCATGTTGATTTAGAATTGCCGGGATTTGAGGATAGAGACGGTATCGCATTGCCGTATGTCGTCACCATCGACAAAGGTAGTGCCACGATCCTGTCGATCTATCGGAACTGGTCTGAAGATGATGATAGTCGAGAGAAGAAACAGCATTTCGTTCATTACGGATATGTGCCTGGTATAGGCTTCTATAATCTTGGTCTGATCCACATGATCGGTGGCTTGGCTAAATCCGCCACAAGCTTGTTGCGTCAATTGGTCGATGCGGGCACACTTTCCAATTTGCCTGGAGGATTGAAGACTCGTGGACTCAGAATCAAAGGCGATGATACGCCGATTATGCCAGGAGAATTCAGAGACGTTGATGTGCCGGGAGGGGTCATCCGTGACAACATCACCTTCCTTCCTTATAAGGAGCCTTCTTCGGTTCTTTATCAGTTGTTGGGCAATATCGTGGAAGAGGGCAGGCGCTTTGCGTCGATGGCTGATCTCAAAGTAGCAGACATGAACCAAGAGGCTCCCGTTGGGACCACTCTTGCTATCATGGAGCGGGCAATGAAGGTGCAGTCCGCGATCCAGGCTAGAATCCATGCGAGCCTGAAACAGGAATATAAGATCCTCGCTCGTATTATTTATGAATTCACAGATCCAGATTATCCATACGAGACGGGTGCTGGAGAAGGGATCAAGCTTGAGGATTTCGATGACCGTGTAGATATCATACCCGTATCGGACCCGAATGCGTCTTCAATGGCACAGCGGATCATGCAGTATCAGGCGGCACTGCAGTTGGCCGCGCAGGCACCCAATCTGTACGACCTACCTTTGTTGCATCGTCAGATGATGGAACTGATCGGTATTCCAAATGCCGATAAGGTTGTACCGATGACTGATGAGGTGCCACCGAACGATCCGGTTAGTGAGAATCAGGATATTCTCACGCAATCGCCTGTTAAGGCATATGAGTATCAGGACCATGAGGCGCACATGCGTGTTCACATGGTTCTTAAAAATGATCCCCAGATGGCGCAGGAAGTTCAGAATAGTCCTGCTGGTGGGGCGGTTATGGGTGCGCTGGACGCACATGTTCGTGAACATCTGGCATTCATCTTCCGTAAGCAGGTAGAGGATGAGCTTGGTGTTCCGCTGCCGCCTGAGGGTCAGCCGTTGCCGCAGGATGTTGAAAAGAGACTCAGCACTCTCGTTGCGGATGCAGCCGATCAAGCGATGGGCAAGAAGCAACAGCAGGCGCAGGCCGCACAGCAAGCCGCGCAACAGGCAGATCCGATCCTACAAATGAGGCAGCAGGAACTTGCGATCCGTCAGTCAGAGGCTGAGTCGAAGCAACAGATGGATGCGGCGAAACAGGAACTCGCCCAACAGAAGTTGCAGGTAGATTCGGAACTTGCCCAACAGAAATTGCAGGTGGAGGTAGAGAAGGATAGTGCGGATCAACAGATGGATGCTGCAGAGCTTCATCTTGAGGCACAGAAACTTGCGAGCAAAGAGCGTATGGAGACTGAAGGACTGAAGCTTGAGGAGCAGAAGCTTGCGTTGGCATCAGAAATTGAAGAAGCCAAGTTTAAGGCTGAACAGGAAATGGAAGGTGTTAAGATCGGCAGGGAAATAGTAAAGGATGACGATAGTGAGTGAGAACGTACTGTCGATTCTCAGGAAAAAGATACAAACTCAGATGAGTGTGATTGCTGACCATATTTCTTCAGGTTCATCTAAGGACATGGAAGATTATCGTAAGATGTGTGGTATGATAGAGGGACTTGCGTGGTCAGAACGTGAGATTATAGATCTAGAAAGTAGACTTGATGATCTTTAATGTTGTGTTGTTTGGGTGAAATTGGTAGGATGATGTACCTTCGCTCTTTATGAGCGCACATTTTCGCTCTTTATGAGCGCACGTTTTAACGAGAGGCTAAAATGGCTACACTCGCAGAAAAAATTGTGAAACAAAGAACTTTGACTGAAGATGGTTGGGGACCAAAGCCGGAAGGGGACAAGAACTTTGCATCGCAATTGCCTGAGCCCAGGGGCTACAAGCTTTTGATTACTCTGCCTGAAATTGAGGAAAAAACCGAAGGTGGCATCATAAAGCCGTCTGAGTTCCGGCATGAGGAGTCTATTGCGACCGTAGTAGGTTGGGTCATGTCCATGGGGCCTGATGCCTATGCGAATGAGACCCGATTTCCCAGTGGACCGTATTGTCAGGTGGGGGATTGGGTCGTTTTTAGGGCATTCAGCGGCACAAGGATCAAGGTTCATGGCAAGGAATTTCGCTTAATTAACGATGATACCGTTGAGGCAGTCGTAGAAGACCCCAGAGGCGTAGAGAGGGCTTAACGTGAGTGATGAAATCGGAAGAATGAGCGCAGAGGATAGGTTTTTGGGTGTGGCAACCACCGTTGATATACCCGGAAAAGATTCAACCCCTGCAGAAGCAGATGAGATTGATGTTGATGTCATCGATGACCGTCCGTCTGAGGACCAGAGACATGGTGAACCGTCTTCTGGTGCTGCGGAGTCTGATGATGAGATGGCAACAGACTCAGAAATTGAAAGTTATGGAAACCGCGCATTTAAGCGCATGAAAAAGCTCAAGTGGCAATTCCACGAAGAGCGTAGGGCCAAGGAATCCCATGAACGACTAGCCAATGAGGCTGTTAGTTACACGGGTACGCTTCAGATTGAAAACCAGAGGCTCCTAAGACTTGTTCAGGATTCCCAGAAGGCTCTCAATGAGCACAGTCGGTATGGTGCTCAGATGGCAGTCCAGTCCGCACAGGAAAAACTAAAAGAAGCATACGAATCCGGGGATGCAGAGCAGATTGCAAAGGCACAGCAGGCGATGACGCAAATGCAGCTTGTGGAAGCGTCATCACCCAATGTATCCCAGAGGGTTACGGACAATTGGAAACAATCCGTGCTGTCCGAAGAGCGCCAACAGGCGCAGAATCAGCCTGTCGCGCCGCCACCCGCACAGCAGCCTGAGACAGCAGCGATGGAGTGGCAGGAAAAGAATCCGTGGTTTGGACAGGATACCGAGATGACCAGCTTTGCTTATGGAGTCCATGAGCGACTCGTTAACGAAGAAGGTATTGACCCGGAATCCAGTGCATACTATAAATCAATTGATACTCGTATGAGGGATGTATTTCCGTCATACTTCGGTGACAATAACGAGAGTTCTAGTGGATCACTTGTTGTTGAGACCGCAACTCGTCGCAGGACGAGCCCCGTGGTGGCACCAGCTATGAGAAATAATGGTGCCGCGCCGCGCAAAGTCACATTGACTTCGACCCAAGTCACACTCGCGAATCGCTTGGGACTAACGCCACAGCAGTATGCTGCACAGCTTATCAAGGAGATGGCCTGATGGCTGACGAACGCGCTCCTAAAAAATCCAGGGCGTTGGAGACTCGTGAAGACGAGGCTCGTGATATGCCCTGGGAACCCGCATCCATACTTCCAGACCCAGAGCCGCAAGACGGATGGGTGTTCAGATGGATACGAACTTCAATGGTTGGCACTCTTGATAACACGAACGTGTCAAAGCGTTTTCGTGAAGGGTGGGAACCAGTTCGTGCCGAAGATCACCCGGAACTACAAATTATGAGCGATCATAAATCGGACTGGGCACAGAAGGGCGGGATCGAAGTCGGTGGTTTATTGCTCTGTAAGGCAGCGGAAGAGATTGTTAATAAGAGGCGGGAATATTACGCCAAACATGCTGAGTCACAGATGCAAGCTGTCGATAATGCCTATATGCGTGAGAACGATCCTAGAATGCCAGTTCTCGCGCCTGATCGTAAAACCCGTGTAGCGTTTGGCAAGGGAACTAGCTAGATGTTGCGCGACTGACATTTAGAGGTATTTATGGCTACTACAGCAGCCCCATACGGGGCCAGACCCGTTGGCACTCTTAGTGCTTCGGGGTCATTCACTGGCAAGACTAGAAATCTGCCGATTATCACTACCTACGGCACACAGATTTCTAATGGTGATTTCGTGAAGGTTGCGGCGGATGGTACTATCGCGAAGGATACTGGTACTACCGCTCTGACCGCAGTTGGAATCTTCTTGGGTTGCTCCTATACGGACCCAACAACTAAGCAGAAGACGTTCTCAAATTTCTGGCCTGCATCGAATGCGGCCACTGATGCGATGGCGTATGTGCTTGACGATCCTTTCGTCGTTTTCCAGATGCAATCCGACGAAGCGTTGAACACCACGGATCGTGGACTCAATGCATCCGTTGTTGTGACAGCCGGTAATACTACTTTCGGT